GACCCACATCGCTATCGAAAAACTGTCCTGAAACGTATCCTCGAAATCAAGATTGGTGTTGATGTTCCAATTGACGTAGGGACTCATGAAAAAGCCTTTGTCAACAACGCCCGTGCGGGTTATTTGGCTGGTTGATGAGGTAGTAAGCGTGCCATCTGTCGATGACGTGCCGTCGTTTGTGATTGTACTGTTCGCCGCATCGTCGTTGCATTTGTACTGTAGTATGTAATTAGATGAAAGATCCCACGAAACAAGATCTGATGTCTGTCTCGCCTGCCAGTCGATACCGCCACCACCACTTGTAGAGTTTAATGTATCACCATCCCATGACAGGTTGGTTCCCGCTGTGATCCTGTCTGAAGGGTTACCATCCAAGTCACTAAATGCAACGTCAGATTTCTCAAAGTGAATATCATTGTCAGCGATATGGGTATCAACCTGAGCGTGGGTATTCACACCAATGTTCTGAAGATTAACATGGTCTATATCAGACTGAACAAAGTGGATATCATTGTCAGCGATATGGGTGTCAATCTGAGCGTGGGTGTTCACACCTATATTCTGAAGATTAACATGGTCTATATCAGATTGGGGATAACCACCCCCAGTAGAGTTTAATGTATCACCATCCCATGACAGGTTTGTTCCCGCTGTTATCCTGTCAGATGGGTTGCCCCCCAAGTCACTATATGCAACGTCAGATTTCTCAAAGTGAATATCATTGTCAGCGATATGGGTATCAATCTGGGCATGGGTATTCACACCTACATTCTGAAGATTAACATGGTCTATATCAGACTGAACAAAGTGGATATCATTGTCAGCGATATGTGAATCGACTTGTGCATGAGTGTTTATCCCAATACCTTGTATATCTGAATGATGTATTTCACTGACTGTAAAATGAATTGAGTGATCAGATATGTGGTTTCTTAATTCAGGGGTATCAGAGCCAGATACTACTTGAACATTACTAATTTCAGCTTGAATTATATTATGAGATAATTCTGCATCAATAGTTTTTTGTACTATTTCAGCTTCTATATTATTATCGCTCATTTACTCACCTAAAAACCTAAAAACAAGTAATTAATACTACTTTATGTATATGTTTATTATGTTGAAAAGTTTTTAGCTGATGGTAAGATATAAAAGTGTCCTTCTTTATCTTGTATAGGCCATATTCGGTAAGCATCAGACATCTCATCTCTCATCCATAATTCAGCTAGTTTATACTCACCTAATGGTTGGTTGGTGTCCGATACGTTTAATGTGAATGCTGTGGAATAACCAGATAAAGCATTATTAGCTCCTGTCCATTCCTTTTCAATAGTAGGATCAGAAGAATTACTATTTTTTACCGTGAAATTAAAAATATAATCTGAAACAGAACTATAATCAGATGGTAACTTTATTTGGAAAGTTGTTTTCTGAGTTTGATATACTTTTATTTTTTGTGGTTGTCCAGCATCAGCCATAAACTTTAACCTTCAATTTTTTCTGAATCCGTATTTATGAATTCATTTTGATCTTTATTTACAACTTTACTTTTTTTCTTTTTATTGGTTGAACCCTTTGGTCTACCTGGTCTATCATACCTTTTCTTAATCTTTGGTCTACCGGGCTTACGTTTGTTAGGGCCTCTATGTCTTTTTGAGGCTAAAACCTCAGCTTCAGATTTATCTACGTTATTAATTGCGTTAGCTGTACTTCTTGTTGCTACTATCTTTGCACAACCACAATTTACGGCTTCATTTGCGGCTTCCTCAGTTACCCATACTTCCTCACCTACCCAAACGATTACATACTTATTCTTACTTATTTTCTTACGTTTATAATCGCCAGTGTAAGTTGTTCCATTGATACATTGATATTTTAACTCATTTATTTGTATCTTATGGGTCTTAGGGTCTTTTCCGCTATCAAATTTAATCATTAAATAACCCTTTCTAATAATAACACACATCGGCGGGGAAATAGAAAGGAGTAAAGATTTTCCCCACCGAGTGTGATATCAACTATTTAATTAAGTACTAACTACGCCACCATCAAGCTTACTATAGTCTGCAACTCCATCTTTGTAAGGGGCCTCTGCAAGGTCTAATCCCATAAGCTCAGCAGTAAATACAGTATCAGAAGCTACTGCGGTATACTGGAGAGTTGCATAGCGTTTCAGATACTTAGCATCGAATACGTAGTAACCTGCATCCGAAGAAGTAAAAGAAATCTTATTATTAGAAACACTTACACCACTAGTGCTATCACTCGGCATAATGACCAGTGTTGCTCTATCATCCGCAGGAATCTCTGTCCCTGTGGTGAAAGCATCTGATTCATCAGAAGTACCAAGAATGACATCTTCCAGAGGGTTAGCGGCTGCCGCAATTGCGAGAGTCAGGTAACCATTACGGGAAGTACCCATATCGACATCAGCAGTAACAGTGTCACTGGAGGCGATAGTCGGTGTATCATTATTAACCAACACTACTGATCGTTTTAATTGACTTATACCTTTAGGCATGTTTATTCTCCTATATAATTATAATTGTTACTTACGAAGTCTTAAGACCTGTCAACATTGTGAAACCTTCAGGATGACGCAGTGTTGCATCAATGTAACGTACTACCTTGATAAGGACTGAATCCTTAGCGAAAGCATCGCCACCTTCCTGAGTTGTCTCTATCCTGAGACCAGGCTTCTGACCTATCATCAGCTGACTCCAATCACCACCAACCATGTAGCTCTCGTTGCTACCACTACCAAGAGTCTTGGAAACTTTATTTGTCCACTTTGCAGTGTTACCATAAAGCTCATCGACCTTGACACCTTCAGCGGTTGAAGGATGTGTAAGTAAAGCTCTACCATCACTGTCCTTGATAGTCCTAAGAATCTGACGATCCCTATGGTTACCTATCCAACCATTGATATTGAGATTCTTCCTCTCAACTTCATACATTGCCGATGTGACATGATCAAATGTAACAACACCATTAACAGGAAGCTTAGATACCTGACTGTTGTTGTAGATACCAAGAGGCTGTGGGCCACCTGTACCTTCAAGAAGTACTCTATCCTCTTCCTCAGCCATTTCCTTTGCGATCTCTTCAATCACAATGTCATCAACCGAAGTGTTAGCATTCATAAGAAGCTCTCTGGATATCTGATAGATGATAACATTTTTCTTCAGCTCAAGGCTAATCGCACCAAACCTAATGTCATCATTCTCATCAATAGTCTCAAGCTCACCACCCCATGAAGTGGTAGGGCCATCTTCTATCCTTGCGATCTCCATCTTGTCACGTTCCATGTCCAGAATACGTACATTAGGCATAGTACGAACAACAGCTGTGTTCACAAGTCGCTCGATAATCTCACTGGAAGTCTCAGTAGGTACAAGAATACCACCCTTAACCTCATTATCCTGCTCAAGAGCTTTCTTGAAATAACGCTGCTCTGTTGAACCTTCATCCCACTGACCAGTGTGAACGCCCTTAAGGAACTTAGAAAAACTATAATTATCCTTCACATCTGTCACAGTACTAGAAGTAGCTTTCCGCTTGGAAGCTTTTCGGCTCTTCGAGAAACTATTTCGAGCCTTTTTCTTAAGTTCATTCAATTCAGATTTCTTAATCTTCATTTTATAATCTCCATTAATGTTTATTTAATTATCGCCTTCTTGAGCATCTAGCATCAATTCGGCAAGTTCTTCAGGTGAAACTTCAACCATTTCATCCTGATCTTCTTCATCTTCTTTATCTTCTTTATTTTCCTCAATCTTTTCAGATGACTTATTTTCATCCTCATCAGACTTTTTGTTATCAGCTTCTTTTTCAGCCTCTATTTTTTCTAGTTGCTCTTTAACTCGTTTGGCAACTGTTGCTTCAATTTCGGCCTCTTTTTCAGCTTTCTCTTTTTCAGCTTTTTCAGCGTCGCGGAGTTTCTTGTCTTCCTCTAGCATTTCTTTTATGCTAGCCAACTCTGCGGCTAATTCTGCGGTTCTGATATCAGAATCGTTTATGTCTTTTGTTGCTTCACTCATTTCTTTATCTCCTTTATCGAATTTATCCATCTTATGAACAGTAACAGCATTTGTTACTAAATCTTCAAGTGCTTTCTGTGCATTGAAAGGAAGTAATTCTTTATATTCCACAAGTGATTTCAAATTTTTCGCCATCTTTGATGCGGACTCTTTATCAACATCAACAGAAGTTACTGATTTTGAAAATGACTTGATTACCAAAACATCGGCCTCATCGGCCTCTTCCTTTCTATTCAGCCCTAAGTCTTTAATATGTTTTGTGATCTCAGATAGCACAACCTTATCGGTGTCTTTTGATTTCTCAAAACTGTTGGCTAAAGCTAAGAGCTTCCCTCTATGTAAAAATAATTCACCACTCTCGTAAAGACCACTTTCACCTATTACCCCATTTTTGACAAAGTGATGTGGATACTTCCAAGTGCTTCTATCTTCAGGATCACCAACTTCGGCAAAAGCACTCATAGGAAGCTTAGTTTCATCTATCTCTTCCCATTTAGGCTCATTAGGATCAATTGAAGATGAGTGGTTCATACATTTTGCAATATGCAATACATAATTACCAAATTGTAAAGCTGTACCCTCAAGTGTAGAATCAGTAGCAAGGCTTATGTCCTTGTCAACTGTGTCTCCATTCTTGATAAAGAAGAATTCGTTACCAGTACAAGCTAAATTGACTAACGAAACTTCATTAACTGTGGGATTTACCAACCTATATTTCTTTTTTTTGCGCTTTTTACGTTTAATCATGGGTTCCTTTTCATAAAAAAGCCGTGCCTTCTCTTAAAGATTACACTTTTTTTATATTTTTTTATTATTTTTTCTTATTTTTCTTAGCCTGCGGACTATTATTATATATAGAGTTGTATTAATTTAGTGTATTCTTTAATAAGTTTATACGCTCTTTTTGCCTAAGACCGCTTCGATTTGGTATGTATTTTGTATAGGTTTGTGACAGTATGAACAAAATAATAAAAAATGAAATTTATGAAGAATTTTCTAACTTTGTATCCAGAATTGCTATATCTTTCTACAATTCTTGGAATAATGCCTCTAATTCCTATTTAGGCCCGGATGATTTTATCCAAGAAGCTTTAATGAATTTCTGGGAGAAGATAGAAACAGTGGATGTGAAAAGGGATAAGTATCAAAAAGCATCATATCTTAAGAAAATAACAGAAAACTTTTTGATTAACTTCATACGTAGGCAACATACAAAGAAGCGTTATCATATTAAAGAGCCTATAATAGAAGATATAACTGATAAAAGTATCGAAAAGAATCAAAAAACAAATCTTATAGACGATTATAATATTGAAAAGTCTCATAATCTCTCCGATGATGAAAGAGAAGCTTGTAAACTCTTAAAAGAAGGAAACAAACTTCCTGATGTTATTGAAATGTTAGGATGGAGTCCAGAAGATAAACAAAAACATATAGAAAACATTCAAAAAACAATATTAGAGGATCGCTATGTCTAAAAAAACCACAGAAAATAATGAAAATGTTGAGGAAAATGTTGATTTTGATAAAGTATCAGAGCAGATAGGGGTAATTCTTGGAGGGGCCTATGGTCATATAACTTCATTAACTAATCCATCAGAAATGGAAGATTGGATAGCTCTTTATCAAGAAGATACATGGGTTAATTCAACTTGTAATGTAATTGCAAGTACTATAGCTGATTTGGACTATATTCTCATTAAAAAAGAGCGTGATGATGATAATAACACCACTGATATCACAGAGATTAAGAATCATGCTTTAATTGATATACTCAATAATCCCAACCCTCAAACTACTAAATATGAGCTTTTAGAGGAATTATCCATATATTTAGACCTTGTAGGTACAGGATACTGGGAAATAGTATATGATACCACTGGTGAAGTTCCTATGGAACTATATTCAATTAGGCCCTCTAGACTCACCCCCATACCCTCAAAAGATGATAGATTGATAGCTTATTATGACTATCAGGTACGTAAATACACCAAAAAACATAGATTTGAAATAGATGAGATAGTTCCATTCATTTATTTTAATCCTCTCAACGATTGGATTGGTCAAGGCTCTATTCAGGCCGCAGTTGATGAGGTTATATTGAACCAGCATATGTTGAATTGGGCAAAAGAATTCTTCAAAAAGGGTACTATAGAGGGTATTTTGACCACTGATAAACCCTTAAATAGAGGTGAAATCCTAGAAGTTAAGAAAATGTGGGATGAAATGCGTGTGGGTGATCGTAGAAGTGCTACACCTGTATTAAGTAAGAATCTTAGATTTGACTCATTAGGTTCAACCCCTCAAGATGTTGATTTCTTAGAGGGCATGAAAGAAATGCAGAAAGCTATATTGGCCGTCATGGGAGTACCTTCCACAATGGTAGGTATTTTAGATAATGCTCAATATGATAACTTCAGTTTGCAAAATGCTCACTTCAATAAGAAAACCATAATTCCAAGAGCAAATAAGATAACAGGTAATATAAATAAATATTTGTTACCTCAGTTTTCATCCTTGCGGACTAAAATGGAAGAAGAACCTAATATTACTTATGAAGTTGTGTTTGATTTGAAGAAACTACAGCAGTCAGATCAGGATTCTATTACGAGAAGGCTTACTGAACAGATAAGAACAAGTATGATAACACCACATGATGCAAATAACAGGTTAGGTAACTCAGAGAACAACACAGCTCCAGATGAGTACTTCATTGATGCCAGATTGATTCCTGTCGAACAGAAACTTAATGGTGAAGAGGTTAGCCCTTCTATCCCTGATAGGAATTTGAAGGATATAGAAAGAACTCATTTGACTAATATGGATTTAAGTAATAAGAAATCTACACAGGTTATAGGGGATGATGATGGAGGTTCCTAGACTATATCATGTATCAGATTTGTTCTGTGACCCTAAAGATATTGTAGGTATCATAGATTCGGATCAGTGGGCTATTGTGCGTCTCAAAGGTAACAAACAGGTTAATTATTACCTGATGTCCTCTAAAAACTTTCACCTCATGAATGAAGCCTTAGAGAAACAAAGGCAACCTAATGAGAAACTACTTGTTGATAAGCCCCTACCTCAAGGAACCGATAGATGGAGTCCTTTAGGTAATAATAACATTTCGTCCATAGGAGAATTGTAAAAATGAAATTAGAAGAATTAACTGAAGATAGTGTTAAACAGATGACAGACAGCGAGATTAAGAAGTTCAAAGATCGTGTACGTCAATTGTATATTAAAACCGAGGAATGGAAAGAGACAATCGAGAAATCACTAATTGGTGTTAAAGACCCAATTGATCATGAGGTATTTTATCAGAAGTATCGAATCATTTTTAACGAGATAGAAAAGAGAAATCTTGATACTACCCCTATTGATTCTCTTGATATTGATATGGCTAGGCTATCTATACAAGGAATAGATAAAGCTCATCATGTTCCTATATTACTTGAAGAGGATGTAGTGTTAATCGGTGGTGATTTTGCTAAGAACCATAAAAATAGTGAGGCAGTTAATATATGTAACACTATTGATATTGATGAAGATAATATGGAGATGCTAACTGAACAATTCAAAAAGATCACAAACAAGGAAGTAGAGATAGAAGATGAGCTTCATAACGATGAAATAGTTATCCCTATGTATGACCTTGTTCTATGGCCAAAGAATAACCCTTCGTTTCAGAAGATGGAATGTAGTGAAGAGAAAGAGACAAAAGAAGAAGATGAAAGTATTATAATTGATTTTGATAAAAGTAATAAAGAATCTTTTGTCAAATCAGAAGACCAAAGACTCATCGGTGGTATCGTTTACAGTGTAAATGAACCAGACCATGATGGTGATTATGTAGAAACAGAGGAAGAGATATGGAATGCTTTGGAATCTTTCGCTGTTAGGGGAAATGTGATAAAGTTCATGCACAGGGGTAAAAGAAGAGATGTAACCGTTGTAGAGAGCTTTCAATCGGAAGCTGACACAAAAAAGGCTAATCAGATTATCCCTAAAGGTAGCTGGTATATGACCGTTAAGGTTCATGATGATAATCTATGGAATGATGTTAAGGAAGGACATATAACAGGATTCTCTATGTCAGGTATGGCAGAAAGTAGAATCAAAGTTTAGAAAGGATATATATGTTATATTGCTATGATAGTAACATCCAATTAGTAGGAACATTTGAATCACAAGTAGAAGCGGCACAACAAACACAAATACCAAGGACTTCTATTCAATATAGTCTTTACAATAACCAGCCTTTGCAAAACGGATTCTTATTCACAGATTATGAGATAAGTAAACCTGAACCTTACGCTAAGGTGCTTCTGTTAGATATAGAAACAAGCCCTCTACAAGCCTATGTATGGCAACGATGGAAACAGAATATCCACAGTGAGCAAATGATATCTGAATGGTTCATGATATCATGGTCAGCTAAGTGGTTATATAAACCTGACACTCTATCGGATGTTCTCACACCAGATGAAGCTGTAAATGAGGATGATTCACGTATCATAAAATCTCTATGGAAGTTGATAGATGAAGCTTCAATTATCATTGCCCATAACGGAGATAGATTTGATATCCCTAAGATTAATTCACGTTTTATTTTTCATGGACTCATTCCTCCCTCGCCTTATAGATCAATTGACACATGTAACGTAGCTAAAAAGCACTTCGGGTTTTCTAGCAATAAACTTGATGAACTTTGTAAACATTTTGGCATGGGACAAAAAATAAACACTTCTTTTTCACTGTGGAGTAATTGTCTTAAGGGTGACCAAAAAGCATTGAAGGAAATGGAAACTTACAACCGTAAAGATGTAGTTCTACTAGAGGAACTCTATGTTAAGTTGAGACCTTGGATAAGATCACATCCTAATATAGGAATCTATATGGATGGGAATAAACCCCGTTGCTGTAATTGTGGTGGTGACAAGTTAGTTAAGAACGGTTACTATTACACCAATGTAGCAAAATACCAAGCACTTAGATGTAAAGATTGTGGTTCACCAGCAAGGGATAGAGTCAACCTTCTTACTAAAGCGGAAAAGGAAAAACTAAAGGTTCCTACTGCTCGATAAAAAACACTTATTACATAAAGCTAAACCGTTAGTCTTATATCTATAACAGACATGGGTAGCTACATCTGAGCAATTAGAACATAGAATTAATAGTTCGGGTATAAGCTTCCCATGTCTTTTTTTAGTTATCTCCCAAGAGTATCCAACTGTTTTTATGAAAACTTCATCACGTTCACATTTTATAAAATTGTCCAATTAAATTCTCCCTCTCCTTTATAAAGAATACAATTTTTAATATAATTTTATCCATATTTTTTAATGTTAATTGACTATTATTATTATAAGATTGCATATAAATATCTTGACAAATTTTCTAAAGTTATTATAATATGTCATAACAAATTTTACAGATAAAAGGAGCCAAATATGTTAAATGACTATGTAGATGAGATATATGTTATTAATCTAGATAGAAGTACAGAAAGATTCAAAGAGTTTAATAACAACAATGGAAAACTACTTGGTGATTTTACGAGAGTATCCGCTTGTGAGTTTTCTGTTGTACCAGGGGTGGATCAAAAGTTTATAGGTCATTATGGTTGTGCTATGTCTCATGTTAAGATAGCAAAGAAGGCCTTAAGTAAAGGCCAGAAACAAATAGCTGTGTTTGAGGACGACGCCCTCCTACATACCCGTTATAGAGAACAATCTGAAAGTATTTTCAAAATCATGGATTTAAGACCAGAATGGGACATATTCTATCTATGGAACAGGTCAAAGAATTGGGAACCAATCGAAGAAGGTAAAATTAAACTTATTGAAGGTACAGGTCGAACTCATGCAATGATATTAGGGGAAGAGGCTTTACACTTCATTGTTAATAATGAACATATGTATAAAACAAAAGCCATTGATTACGTTCTTAGAGATTCAGAAACACTTATCAAATTCGCTTCATGGTATAATCTTGTAATCACCTCCCCAGGCTATTCAGAAATAGAAAAAAGATTTGCATATTGTCCTTTAGACTGAAAAAAGTGTTGACAATATGAAAAAATCGGATATAATAGTATATTATGAATAAGAGAAATAAAGAAACTTCGTTTTGGCGTACAGAAAAGGAAAGGTACAAACAGTGGTACAACGGTACACTGAATAAGCTTCATGGTACCCCTTCACCTGATGTTAAGTTCACATCAGCTACAACCTTAGACCATAATGCTATAATAACATGGTGGGAACATTTTCAGAAACCTCATTATCTTGATCAATTAAGAGCAGATAGTGATATGTTTGATGGTAAGGTGGTGCTGGATATAGGTTCAGGCCCCATGCCTTCCGCCGCTTGTTTTAGTAAAGCTACTATACTATGTTTAGAGCCTGCACTAGATGATTATCTATATTTAGGTTTCCCTCTTCATTATTATCCTTCTAATGTAAATTGGGTACATGGGTGTGCTGAAGATATACCTTTACAAGACAACTCAGTAGATGCTGTTATATCCGTAAATGCTATAGACCATGTTGATGATTTTAAGGCAACCGTTAATGAAATCCAAAGAGTACTTAAACCTGATGGTGATATCAGATTGTGTTGCCATTATCATAAAGCTAAGACATGTGAGCCTATAGCTTTATCTGACCAAAAGATTAGAAGAGCTTTTAATTGGTGTGATGGAATGAAGAAAATTGAAAAAATTCGTAACGATAAATTCGTGTGGGGTAATATGAAATGAAGATAACGGGAATAGCCGATATACATACATTCTATGATGATGTCATTATATCTGAAACTGATGTACTAATCATAGCAGGGGATGTTTTAGGTGCAGGTATTAAAGAAGAATGGAATAATTTCATTACATGGATAAGTAAAATCAATATTGATAATATTATCTATGTAGCCGGTAATCATGACAGAGTACTTGAGGATGAAAAAACAAAAGAACAAGCTAAGAAAGATTTAGATGATGCAGGTATTATATATCTTGAGGATTCATCAGTTACTATCAATGATATCAAGTTCTATGGCTCCCCTTGGCAGATTAATTTCTGTAATTGGGCTTTCAATCTTGATGAATATGAATTAGGTAAAAAATGGGATATCATACCAGAAGATACAGATATACTAATAACGCATTCACCCCCTTATGGTATACTGGATGCCAATAAACGTGGAGAATTATGCGGTTGTTTTTCCCTAAAAAATAATATTATATATAGAGTAAAACCCAAAGCACATTTTTTCGGACATATCCATGAAGGTTATGGCCAAGTTTTCAATAGTGATATTAATTTTTTCAATGTATCTTTATGTGATGAAGAATATAATATAGTAAATAAACCTATAACTATTGAGATGAGGAGCTAAAATGAGCGAAGTGAATAAAGGACAACTCCATCGCCTTGTTCAGTGCCCCGATTGTGGTGGCGATGGCCACGAAAGGTGCGACAATCCAGATCACGGTTTCATTCATGGCGTAATGGGTTGGCACGAGATTGGCAGACTTGGTTGCCCTGTGTGCGGGCACGACCCGGATCACAAGGTTCCCGGTGGCGAGGGAGGTTGCGAAACGTGTGGAGGGACTGGAAAGGTTCCCGCACCGAACTATTGAGATGTAAGTGAATCTAAAGGAAATAGATATATGAAATTTGAAATAGGTGATAGAGTGATTATTAAGCTTCCTGATATCGAAGGCATGGTAATAGGGGTATTTAACTGTGATAATTACTTAACATATAGTGTAGTGTATTGGAATAATGGTGAAAGATTAGTGGAATCATTACTTGAGTGTGAGATAGAAAATAAAAAACATATGGATAACTCAAAGATAGGATTTTATAATGAAAATTAAAATTATAGTGATGATGCTGGTTTTAACTCTCACGTCTTGCATGAAGTGTGAAACTTGGGTAACTGACATGGATGGTTACCGTTATAGAGTGTGGAGAACGCAAAAAGCCCTTCACAAGTATTCTATTATGCCTATCATGAGTATCTATTATGCCAAAAGTGGTGGAGAGGAGGTTACAATGCGAAAAAGTGAACCAGATTGTTAATGATGGGATTTGTAAGAGCCGAAAGGGCTTCACCCTTATCTTAGTACCTTTTTTTGGTTTTCGTGGCTCTCAGGTCTCAAAAGTGCTTCCCTCAACCGTTTTTGAGGGGTTCAAAACGATGAGCAGAACCTATAAAAAGTCTGACAAGTAAAATTTACTTACTGTGACATATATTGAAAGGAATAAAAAATGAATAATGAAAAAATTAGAGAAATTATTGGTAAAGAGCAGGATGATGACACTTTGTTAGGATCACTTATAAGATTCTATACAGATAATGATTTGTTTGTGAGAATTTGTGATAATGGAGTTACAGTGTCTTACCCCATTCCCTTGCAGACTTGTCCTGATGTACTTTTACTTAAGGGTAAAGGGATAATTAAGACATTGGCTGAAGGTGTAGAAACTATACTGGAAAAGAAAAAGGAGGCCTTTGATAAAGAACAAAAGATTTGTAATGAAATTATTGGTGAAGAAGGATGATAACAGAATGAAACCCATCAAAGAATTAACAGACCAACAGTTGGAACGCGAGATTAGAGAGATTGCGCGAAACGCACGAGATGGGATATGTGTATATGTATGGCGTGGGTATGGAGATTATGACGTCGAATCTCTGCATGGTAAAGATGCCTTGCGATACATGGAGTATAAGGAATATATGGATGAGTATGCAAGGAGAGGCCTTAACAAATGAAACTGCAAGGCAAGGGCAACGTATCAGAGAAACAGAAACGAACAGAATGCGTGTGGATCAAGCCGCACGAGATAACCGGCGGGCTGTTTTAAGGAAAGGAGCTGTTATGAAATATACAATCAGAGAAATAACCAGGTTAAGTAATGGACAAGACCTCGACATCGAGTATCCTATTATATTATGTGATGCGGATGGTAACAAGGTTTACTATGAGCGATCTGATGACTACTGGACTAAGAGTGAGTATAAGGATGGCAACAAGGTATATTTTGAGGATGCGTATGGTTTCTGGGAGCGGAATGAATATAAAGATGGTAAACAGGTCTATTATGAGTGTTCTAACGGTAGCTGGTACAATTGTGAGTATGACGAAGAGGGGAATGAAGTATACTTCAGGGATTCAGACGGTCTCATAATAGACAATAGAGAACCCGAAGATATGACAATGGCTGAAATAATTAAAAAGCTTGCTCATCACTTTAATCTTTCAATAGACCAGTTGTGTTCTAAACTTGTTGCTGAGCGGATAATAAAGGATTATGGCCGATCACAAACTACATTCAAAGCAGTCCAAATGGTCAAAGAAGAATTGGCACAATATGGGCGAAACAAACAAGAGAAAAAATAAAATGAACAACCCAAAACACATAAATTTATTATATACTTCAATTCACACATTTGGGCAACAATACTATCAAGCCTGGCTATCAGCATTTACTAGCATTCACGGTTTTTTTGATACTCAGCGTAAAATTAATATCAAAGAGCTTGAGACATTATATGGCATAAAAATAAATAACCAAGAGGATCTCTTTAGGCTGATTTACTGTTTAGAGACATATTATACACTTGTATTAAGGATATTGGCATACCGAGTTGTTTTCGATGACAAGCAAATATCAAATGAGGTGTTTGATAACGATTATTTCAAACAAAAGAATATTTCAAATTACAGTTGTTCTGAATTTTATAATTGGTTTCTTGATATTACAAATATGCAGGAAACATATGATGTTATTCTTGCCGAAATAGAAGCTATTTACTTGAATAAAATAGGAATGGATTTTATAAAAGAAATATTTGAGGATATTTTTCCTTCTCAAGTTAGGCACAGTATGGGAGAATTTTACACTCCTGATTGGCTTGCGGAATTTGTAATTACAACATTGACTGAAGAGGATAGCAAGCCTGCTACAAAAAAATATCTTGACCCATCCTGTGGCTCAGGAACTTTCCTGTTTAATGTGATAAAGAAATTTGGGGATGAGGAAAATGGAATTATTCTTGATAGTGTTTATGGTATCGACATAAATCCTGTATCTGTCTTAGCTGCAAAGACTAATTACCTTTTGCAATATTATCTATATAGAAGTTTCGGAACAGAAGAGCTTTCTATCCCCATCTTTTATGCTGATACCATAAACTCATCCTTCCCCATTAAGGATCTTTTTCAATTTGGCAATAGTTTGGACTATGATGATTTGTCTCTTCCTAAAGCAGATTATATTATTGGAAATCCACCATGGGTGAATTGGGAATACCTTCCAAACGATTATCGCACAAAGACCATAGATATATGGAAGTACTACAGATTATTCAAAGCAAATGGAATGGAGGCAGGATTTATAAAGGAAGATATTTCTGTTTTATTAACCTATGTAGCACTTGATAAATACCTCAAGGTTGATGGAAAGCTTGGGTTTGTAGTCAAAGAAACTCTATTTAAATCAATCAAGCATGGTGAGGGCTTTAGGCATTTTTATATTGTCCCTTCAAAAACACCATTGAGGCCATACAGGGTAGATGATTTAACATCTTTTAAACCATTCAATGGTGCGGTAAATAGATCAGCTCTCGTGTTTATTAAAAAAGGTGAACAAGTCCATTTCCCTGTTGATTATTACTATTGGGAACCAAAGACGAAAAAGAAAACATTTCCAAATAATTTGTCACTAGAAACAATTGATGAATACTTCAATTTTATTTTGAAAAAAGCTAAGCCATCTGATCAGTCGAATCCCCAGTCTGGTTGGATTACAGTAACTCCTAATTTAGTTGATAAAGTTAACTTGGTACTTGGTAAAAATGACTACAAAGCCAGAACTGGTGTTTTCACTGGTGGGGCAAATGCAATTTTTTGGATAGACGTGAAAGATGCTCAAGGCGATTTACTTGAAATTTCAAACATCATTGGTAGAGCAAAAAATAAAGTTAAAAATGTAACTAAGTTAGTCGAAAAAGAATTTATCTACCCTTTCTTGACGGGTAATGAATTAAATTTTTGGGCATATAATTATTCGAAATATATCATTTTACCGCATACTGAAAAAACAAAGATGTATCCTGTTGAAGAAAATGAGCTATCCAAGTTTCCCGAAACAAAAGCGTACTTTGAAGAATTCGCTTGCGAATTAAAAAAAAGGAAAGGTTTTACTAGCTTCGATAAACATATTCGCGACAAATATTATTATACATTACAGAGAATTGGCGAATATACTTTTGCTCCTTACAAGGTCGCATGGCGCTATATATCTAAGCGCTTTACACCCGCTGTAATTGAGTATGCTAATGATAGTTTTCTCGGTATTCACAATGTTATACCAAATGAAAAAATCATATTTATAGGACTAAAGAATGAAACAGAAGCATATTATCTATGCGGAATTCTTAGTTCTACATTATATCGGCATGCTATTGAGAGCTATATGGTAGCTACGCAAATAACCCCAAGCATTATAAACCGCCTTTTTATTCCAACATTTTCTGCATCAGAAAGAACGCATTTAAAAATAAGTCAATTATGCCAAAATGGCCACCAAGTTGAGAACAAGAAAAAAATAAGTAGATTAGTATCGGAAATTGACTTGTTGGTAGAAGAAATGGTGACTACTGATCAATATACAGCCAAGCATGCCCTGCTTTGATTTCTTTGCCTTCTGGTATAGCATTGTCATATATTGCTTGAATATCCTGGCTGCCATATTTTACAAACATTTGCGTAGCGTGTACTTTGAGAACTCAGAAGGCTATTGGCTTAAGAGGGAGTATGAGGATGGTAGAGAGGTGTATTTCGAGGATTCAGATGGCAACATCAAGGACAAACGAGAACCCGAAGATATGACAATGGCTGAAATAATTAAAAAGCTTGGTAGAAATATAAGGATAGTAGAATGAAAATCTAAAGTT